ACGGCCGCGCATCCCTCTACTCCGCAAGCATCGTCCCAGCCTTCCTCGAGATCGCCGAGACCCCCTACGACCGCATCGAGGCCCTCGAAGTCTTCAACGATCAGCTCTGGATCGGAACCATCTCCGATACCAACGGCTTTAGGGGCGCCCTCTACACCTACGACCTCACCAGCTTCGAGCTCATCGCCGAGGTGCCCGAGAACGCCATCACCAGCTTCGCCGTGTTCCGCGAGAAGCTGTACGCAGCGTCAGCCACCCACGGCAAGGTCTGGGAGGTCAGCGCCCAGGGCCTGAAAGAGATCTTTCAGATCCCCGACGTGATCGGCATCGGTGGAGTAAGCGCCTACGCTCAGGACATCCGCCAAATGGTCGTTCATAACGAGCGCCTCTACCTTCCCGTCCTCGATGCAGATGGCCTGGGCGTCTACCAATTCGACGGGGTTGGCTGGTCGAAGACCTCAACCGGGGGCTCCGGCCAGGAGTCCCGCGGCCTCATCAGTCACAACTCCGCCCTGCTGGCCAGCATGAAGAACTCAGGTGGCGCCCGCATCTACCGAATCGCAGCCACCGCCAACACATCCGCCACGGTCATTTCCGGGTGGTTTGACGCCGACCTGGCCGGAGTCGACAAAATATTTGGCCGCCTCATCGTGCGCCACGCTCCCCTGGCCGCAAACGAGTCGGTCACCGTCGACTACGCCGTCGACGATTTAGCCACCTGGACCAACCTCGGCGTCTCCGATGTTGACGACGCCACCGAGAAAACCTTCCCCTTCAACCGCACAGCAAAGAAGATCCGCCTCCGCCTCACCCTCGCCCTGGTCACGACCACCACCACCCCCAAGGTCCGGAGCACCGTCCTCGAGTACCAGGTTGCCCCAGACGTGAAGGCTGAATGGACCTTCGATACGCTCCTGGAGGGAACCACCGAGCTGCCCCTCACCCTCAAGGATCAGGACGTCTCACCCCTCACCGGAGCCGCCCTCTCCGATGCCCTCTGGGCCAGCAAGGCTAAGAAGCAAACCCTGTCCTTCACCGACATCGACGGCGAAGCAAAAACCGTCCTGTTCCAGGACCTCGAGGAAAAAGTCATGCCCCGATCGGAGCGGCTCGGCCTCTCCACCATCGGCCGTGTCAAGCTCCTGGAGGCTTGATTTCAGAGCGGGCTGGACGTATCCTTCCGCCCCGCACCGGGGCCAGCCAGAATTTCGCTTTTGAGGAGAAAAGCGAAATTCCCCCAGTAGCCTAGTAGGCTACGCTGCCCCCAAAACGAAGGGGGCACCCCGTGCCAAGCCACAGCCGCTCTAGACCCCGCACCCTCCCAAAGGTCCTACGCGCCCACCAGGTCCAGGAGTTGCTGGACACCACAAAGCCAGAGGGCGGCCGAAACTGGCTCGTCCTGGCCACCGGGCTCTACCTCGGACTGCGCGTCTCTGAGATCTGCAGCCTACGCATTCGTGACCTGGACCTGAGCACCGAGCCAAACGCTCGAGTCAACCGGGGAAAGAGCGGCAAAGACCGACTCCTCCCCATGCCCACCTGGCTCGCCCCGAGCTACCGTCGATGGATCGCTACGAAGAGCGCATCCTCCTACCTCTTCCCGGGGCGCCGCAGCGCGCGAATCGGAAGACGCACCCTCGAGTACGCTGTACAGGCCTGTGGCCACGCGGCGAGCATCCCGGCCCTCACTCCTCACACGCTCCGACACACCTACGCCACCATGCTCCTGACAGCCGGAGTCCCCCTAACCGAGGTCTCGGAGCTCCTTGGCCACAGTGACGTAGCAACCACAGCCATCTACCTCCACGTATTGCCCGAGCGCCTGCGAGGCGCCGTCGAGACCCTGAGGCCCCCACAGCGGCGCATGTGGGCCGTGTCGGCAGTGTCGTGACGATCGGCGACCAACACGAGCGAACCTGCGCCTGGTGCGGGACGTCGATCCCTGCCACGGCGCGACGCGACAAGAAGTTCTGCACCAAGCTCCACCGCCAGGCCTCATGGCGATTCAGTGTCGGTCGCTCCCACCAGGTCGCGACGGATCGCCCCATGCGCTTCGCGTACGCCGATCCTCCGTACCCGGGGCTCGCTCACTACTACCCCGAGCGCCAAGAGGTCGACCACGCGTCGCTCCTCGATCGCCTGACGACGGAGTTCCCCGACGGCTGGGCGCTCTCAACGTCGTCGCGAGCGCTACGCGCCGTCTTGGCCCTCTGCCCGCCGGACGTCCGGATCTGCGCATGGTTCAAGGGCCCCAGGCCCACAAAGAGCCGGCGCGCGGTGATGAGCTGGGAGCCTGTCCTCGTCCACCGCGGCCGCGAGCTGAGCACCGCGTCGCCACAGGTCCTACGCGACGCCTTGATCGCCCAGGGCCGATTTCGCGCCTACCCAGGAGCCCTCGTCGGGATGAAGCCCCCGGCCTTCGCTGAGTGGCTCTTCGCTCAGCTCGGCGCTGCGCCAGGCGACGAGCTCGTAGACCTCTTCCCTGGCTCGGGCGCCGTCCGTCGCGCGTGGATCCGCTACACGTCTCCCCAGTACTCGAACGACGCGTCGGCTGCGGCCCCACGCGACGCGTCGTCCCCAGCTGAGAGCGACGGGTCCACCGGCTGCAGGAGCGACGCATCTCCTCGAGGGGCACACGACGCGTCGCCCTCGGATCCAGCTGACGCGTCGCGTCGCGCGGCCGCAGCGAACGACACGTGAAGGACAAAGACGTCCCCGACCCGAGAGACTGGGCGCGGGCGCAGCAGCTCAAGGCTCGCGAAAAGAGCGTACTCACAGCACTCGCTGCACACGTCAACCGCAAGAACAGCATCAGTCACGGCGTCGCGAAATCCTTCCCAAAAATCCCCAACCTCGCAGCCGAGACAGGGCTCTCAGAAAGCTCGATCAGGCGAGCCCTCACGATCTTGGAAACCAAGCAACTCGTCTGGAGATGGGAGGTGAGCGGACCACACGGCCAGACCAGCAGCTCCTACGTGCTCAACCTCAGCAACCTGGAGGACCTCGCCTGGATACATGCTAGAACCGCGATCGCAGAGAACGAACGCACCCACCGCTTCCACATCGGACGCAAGCGCCCAACGAAGCCAAGTCCACAGCTGACCCTTCCACTGTTTCAAGCACTGTTGATAACCCCTCCCAGGCCCGTCTCACAGACAGACCCGGACAGCCAGGGTGCCACACCCGGGACGCTCCCACTGACTGACCCGGGTATGGCCAGCTGACAGACCCCGGAACCCGGAACCCGGAACCCGGAAACGTAAACCCGGAAAAGAACCCGGAAAGGAAGACGATCCATGAGCCGAGCCAGTCCACGAGACTCAACCCTTACCACGACGGAGCCAGAACCCAAGCCAAGCCTCACGCTCACCGGAGCCGCTGAACTCATCATGGTCGCCGGCGAGCTGATACTACGGATCGACTGCCCAGCCACAGCAGAGAACTGGCTCACCAACAAGAACCCTACGCACCCATCTCCGCTCGCAGACATCCTCGTCGCCGAGAGCATCGAAGTCCGCGTAACCGCGCTCGAAGGACTAACACCATGCCCCCGGCCATAACCGCCGAGCAGCTGCTCGGCGCCTGGGAGGCATGGGCCATCCAGGAGCGGCTCGACAAGCGCGCTCGAGCTGAGTGCTTCGAGGCTTTTTTCGCTGGATGGCTACGCGGAGCACAGAACATGGCTACGATCGCAGAAGAAGGGAGACGACACCTTGCAACCTACACGCCCCAGCCTGTTCCCGGATCTCAGCCAGGAGAAGCCAACGTTCCCACTCAGCCAAGCCCAGCCCATCGCCGAGGCCCTGGCTGAGCAGCTCCGCGCCAACGCCAGGGTCGAAATCGCGGGATCGATCCGCAGGGTGCAGCCCTACGTACACGACATCGAAATCGTGGCTGAACCCAAGCTGAGCTGGGATGACGCAAACTTCAGCGCCCAGCTCTCAAAGCTCGCCAGCCGCGGCGAGCTCACCCCTCGCCGCGCGGGAGGCAAGCTCGCACTCGGCCCAAGGTACCAGCGCTGGGCCTTCGGGGGCGTCCCCATCGATCTGTTCATCGTCTTGCCCCCGGCCCAGTGGGGCGTCATCTTCACGATCCGCACCGGCCCAGCAAGCTTCTCGAAGCGCGTTGTAACGCCGACGAGCAAGGGCGGGCTCCTCCCACCGCATTACACCGTGCGAACCGGCGCAATCTACAGACCCGGCTACGGCCCGGGCCCTCTGAACACCCCCGAAGAGTCAGACTTCTTCGCGATCCTCACCACTCCGTACATCGAACCCAAGGATCGGAGGTAGAGCCATGCGCTACGCCATCGCCCAGAAGCTCAGAGCCCAGCTGAGCGCAGCCACCGGAAGCGCCGTACAGATCCATTTCGAAGGGCGCCTCGGCTACGTGCTCCGAGTCCTGACAGACACCCTTGACCCAGACAACCGTTACCCGGCCCGCATCAACGCTTTCACCGACCTGTCTACCGCCGTCGAAGCGAAACGCCTGCTCCACGGCCTCGCAGCCCAGCGCAGCGCAGCCCTCCCAGCTCAGGCCCAGCGCAGCGCCGAGCCGACGAGGACGGCAGAGAGCGTGCTTGGGCCGACGGGAAACGCCCAGCGCATCCCAGCTCGGCCCCAGCGCAGCCCTCAGACGGCGCCTGCGCCAGGCTCGGGGCTCGTACCTCGCCCTCCGCCGGGCGCAGCCGCGGCCGCCGCGCCGCCAGCGGAGCGCTCCGCTTCGTCCCTCAGCTCCGCGCGAGGACGAACGCAACCATGAAAATCAAGGTCTACGGCGAAACCTACCTCGCCCACGGCGACCAGAACATAGCTGAGTTCTGCGAAGCCATCCAGACAGAGTACGGACTAGCACCGAAGCCCACCGAGATCAAAAAGGGGTGGTACCGCAACATCCCAGCTCCGCCAGGCGACGACGAATACACCCACTATCTCCACCCAGCCCACGGCCCCGGACCGGGCGCATTCTTCGCCACTCTCTGGGATCCATGAATGAAGCTACAATCACCACCGAATCAGCCGCCAGGAGGCCCAGAATGCCCCCCTGCGACCCCTACACCTGGCTCAGCATCGCCACAGCCCTGCAGAGCGCAGCCCTGGCTTGGATCGCCACGCGCAGCGTCCAGGAGCGCATCCGCGCCCATCGCTCAGCCACCCGGGCTCAGGGCTCAGCTCAGGGACAGGCCCAGGGCTCCGCCACTGGGCGCTGAAAACGCCGTATCTCTACGAGCCCCCTTCACCACTCTCGACCCCGCCCCCTCTCTATAGCGATGGGGGGGGGCTCCACAGACGCCCAGGAGCACAAAGAACAGCACAAAGAACAGCACCAAGAACAGCACCAAGAAGAGGAACAGGAACAGGGACAAGAACAGGAAGAAGAACAAGAACAAGAAGAGGAGAGCACCGAACGCCACGACTAGACGCAACCGACATCATCACTCAGGCGACAATGGCGACGACGCTCGTCAAGATGCTGGTTGACCTCGTGAAGCTCTGCTGGGGCGGAGAACGTGGCAGACCCCCGACCTGGATACCACCGCTCACCGCACTAGGAGCAGGAGTCGGAGTCATGGCCCTGCTCGCCCTCGCCCTCGACCAGGACCTAACACAGAACAGAGTCCTAGCCTCAACCATCCTAGCCGGGCTCATGGCAGCCGTCGGCGCGATCGGCGTGACCGAGCTGCACCGGCTCGCAAGAGCTACGACCGGGCCAGCACCACCCGAAGCACCGTACGCCAGCCCCACGCCCACAGAAAGCACACCCTCGCCACCAGCAACACAACGAAGCGCCCTGGGATAGGAGAACACCGATGAAGGAACCCAAGAAGAAGCAGCCCATTCCGCCCAGAAGAGACAGCCAACAGGCCCCCTCAGGATGGTCTCAACCAGAGAACAGCCCCGACACCCCAGAAGCTGCACGCCATGCCCAGCAAACCTGGGCCTGCACCATCACAGGATTGGTCGGCCTGACCACCGAACGACGGAACTGACAGGAGCAGCCGATGTACACCACCTACGAAGGCATCGCAGCCAAGATGAAGGAGCTGGGCGACACCCCAGCAACGGACGAGGTAACGGAGATCCCAGGCCAGACCACCATGGCCTACGGAAAGTCGGGAACCCGTTACGTCTACCTCCGCGAAACCAACCAGGTGCACTGCTTTCGCCCCACCCCGGCCTGAGCCGGGGTTCGGGAACGAGGCACACCCAAGAGTCAACGCCCAAGCCGACCACCCCGCCATCCTCGACTACCGAGGCAAGCTCCCAACAAGGCCCGGCGCGAAGCCCTACCACGCCCGGGAACTCCGCGGCGTCATCGGCGCCACCATCCACTACACGGCAGGCTCCCCTTCGGCAAGCGCCGAGGATGTCGCCCGCTACCAGGTCGGCCCGAACGCCCAAGAGGCCTTCCCCGCGATCGCCTACCACCTAGTCGTGCCCGCGAGCGGCTACGTCTGCCTCTGCCACGACCTCAGCACCCGCGTCTGGCACTCAGGCGCAGTACTCCAAGGCAAGGCCAGGAACAGCACCCACGTGGGGATCTGTTACATCGGGAACTCGGAGCCCAGCCCCGCTCAGCTCGCGGGCCTCAGAGCAGCGCTCCGCTGGGTCGAGGCGCAGCTGGGCAGGCCCCTGGCGAGCATCGAAGGCCACCGCGACGCCCCGTACGCCACAGCATGCCCAGGCCCAGCGTGGCCTACGTGGCGGGCGGCAATCCTTCCATAGCGCAGCAGCCCCAGGCGCAGCGCCGGGGACGCGTGCGGGCATGTCCCTCTCGCCCTGGAAGCCCGCGGGAGGGCGGCGCGTCGCGGCCGCACCGAAGCCGGGGGACGCGGCCGCTCCGTGCGCCTGCCCTCCCGCTCTTTCCCTTGCAGCGCCGGGACGCGGGCGGGCATGTCCCTCTCGCCCTGGAAGGCCGGGCCCCAAGCGGGCGGGCAGCAGCAGTGGAAGGGGTTTTGAGTGCCCGCCCGCTTCGGCCCCTTCCTGTCATGCAGCGCCGGGGACGGGGCCAGCGCGAGGACGTCGAGGACGCGCGCAGGCCCGGGACGACGGGGACGCTCCCCTGCATGCCCGGCTTTTACCTCCAGCCGCGGCCCCCGCGTGCTCGGGAGGGCGCGCGGGTCGGGCCGTAGGACGACGGAGACGCGGCCCGCCCCGACGCAGCCCTCCCTCGCCACGCGCGGCCCTTCCTTCTTGCAACACCCAGGACGGGGCCAGCGCGAAGACGACGAGGACGCGCGCAGGCCCGGGGCCGGGGCCGGGGCCGGGGCCGGGGCCGGGCCGGGGCCGGGGACGCCTCGGGAGGACTGCGCGTCGCGGCGGGATGGCCGACGAGGACGCCCGCCGCTTTAGCTCCGTCCTCCCTCGGGGCCGGGGACGGGGCCAGCGCGAGGACGTCGAGGACGCGCGCAGGCCCGGGGCCGCGTGGTGCGGCAAGCGGCTCCCCCCTCCAGGTTGGTGTAGTGCCTCGTTCCTCCACCACCCCTCAGGCCTCCGCTTGGCCTTACGGCCGGCGCGGCTCGCGAACGACGAGGTCAGCGGAAGAACAGAGAGCGCAGCTCCATTACCAGCCTCCAGGTTGGTGTAGTGCCTCGTTCCTCCACCACCCCTCAGGCCTCCGCTTGGCCTTACGGCCGGCGCGGCTCGCGGACGACGAGGTCAGCGGTGCGCTCCGGCGCTTTGAAAGGGACGGGCGGGGCTGCTGCCGCTGCGGCGTCAGCTAGCGGCTGCGGCCGCTCAGCCCCGGGAAGACGCTCAGCAGCGCCCCCCCACACCCAAGCAAAGCCCCCAGCGCTGCCCAGCCCAGCCCAGCGTAGCCCAGCCCCAGCTCAGCAGCGCCGCACAGCCCAGCCTCGGCGCAGCTTCCGGGACGGCGAGGAGATGACTCGGAGCCGAGGCCGAGATAACTCAGAGCCGGGGCCGAAGAACACGAGGAGGACTAAGAACCCGAAGACGAAGAACTAAGGAGGGGACGAAGAGGCCGACGCGGAGATGACTCAGGGCCGAGGCCGAGGACGGGATGACTCGGAGCCGAGGCCGAATGATAAGGCCGGCAAATGGAATGAGCGGCCTCGAAGCGAAGCACCCACCCCTGAAAGCGCCGCGTTGGTTATAAACGCGCGCAACGCCCTGAGCTGCAACACCGCCTCGCGCCTCCCTAAATGAAGCACGACACGCTTTTCCAGATATGGGGAAGGAAGAAAGGGGCGGCTCCGCGGGGGCGACGGCTCAGGTGTCGGCAGCGGCCGGGGGCGACGGCTCAGCGGGGGGCTCAGCTCGGCGCGCCCGGCTGGCGCGCTGCGCGCAGCGATCGCCGCAGTACCGGCGCGTCACGCGGTGCGCCGCGAAGCTCTCGCCGCAAACCTCGCAGGCCAGGCGCAGCGTCCGCCGCGGCGCCCTCGGCCGCCGCGCCAGCTCGCGCATGTGCTCGCGCATCTCATCCATGGCGTCAGTTTACAGCGCGCAGCACCGTGACAACAAGACACGACCGACGCACCCCCAGCTCTTGAAGGTCCACGTATAGCGTGCTGTATACTGACCCCTGAGCAGCTGAGGCTCAGCGAAGCGCATAGCTCGACCAAGGCGTCGGCCCGGCGGAGCCCCGCAAGCGGCAAGCTCCCGGCACCGGTCCCCCGGCCAGTCCAAGCGGGCAGCGTCCACGGAAAGGAGGCGAAGCCATGCCCCTGTTGCGTCCCGTCGATTGCCTCACCCCGCATTGTTGCTCCCGCGGCTGCTGTGTCAGCTGCGGTCCCTGCAGCGCCCTCCGCTCAGCCCGGCGCGCCAGGCTCAGCGCCTGGGCCAAGCGCTACCTCGCCAGCTACCGCAAGCCCGCCATCCGCAAGTAGTCCCTCGCCCCAGCTGCCCCCGGGCGCCGCGCCCGGGGGCAGCGCCACAGCAGAAAGGCGCACCCCCAATGGCCCGTAGCCCCAGCGTCGCCCCGGCTCGCGCCGCGGCCGTCCGCGCCCAGATCGCAGCTCAACATTCCCGCATCCGCGCCGTCGCCAACCTAATGGCGAACGCCATCACAAGGGAAGACTACGCGGCTGCGGAGGCTCAGCTCGATCCGGCTTGCGCCCACATGGCCGCCCTCCAGGCTATGGCGCGCCTCGCCGGCATCTCATTTCCCTAGCCGCGCAAAGCCCAGCCCGGGGGCAAAGCCGGGCGCAGCGAAAGGAGCACCCCCAATGGCCCAGCCAACCACGCAGCGCTCTGGCGTCGTCGGCGCAGTCAACCCGAAAGGCCTCAAGCTCGAAGGCGAGGCAGGTTGGCTCAACTACACCACGCAGCGCGAGCTGCCACGCGCCGCCGTCGGCGACGTCGTAATCCTCACGCTCGGTAACGACGATGCTGGCGCCCCCCGCTGGATCAACGCGATCCAGATCGGCGCCGCCGCTCAGGCTCAGCCCAGCAACGGGAACGGCAACGGCGCCAGCCACCCCCCCGCGCGGGACATGCTCAACGCCAGGATGAGCGCCTTGAAGAGCGCCGTCAGGCTCGGTTGCGGCCGGCCAGAGGTTGGAAGCCGCGAGACACTCCAGGTCGCAGACTTCTTCCTGGCCTGGCTCCTGCGAGCAGGCGGGTCCAACCATGACCCAATCCACGACCAGTTGCCAGCATAAGCAACGAGGCCCGGAGCGACCAGCCATCGCTCCGGGCCTCAGTCCCCCGGCACCTCACAGAACCGGAAAGGAGACCCAGCAAATGTACCACCGAACCTATCTGTTGCGCCTGGAGCCGTCAGGTGTGTACGAGCGCCTCGAGCGCGGCGGGCTCGCGCATATCACGGTCTACGCCCTCGACACACGAAACGCCAACCTCGTCACCATGATCACACTCGCCGCCGGCCCGGACGAGCTCAGCGCCGTGGCCGCCGCCATCGCACGGCTCCAGGCGCAATACGCCGCCGTCGCGAAAGCCATGCCAGTACCCCCGGGCCGCGCTATCCTCAACGTCGGGGTGCTCGAATGAGAGAAAGCACCGCCGTCCGAATCGCCGAGGCCCTGGAGCGCATCGCGACGCTCGCGGCGCAGCTCCTCGCGTACACCGCAGCCCGCACGCAGCAACAGATCGAGCGGGCCTACCAGGCAGGCCACGACGCAGCCACCGGCCGCGACCGCTAAGCTCAGCACACCCAGCCCGGGGGCTCAGCGCAGCCCCCGGGCCCACCGGCTCGACCAGCTCGCGGACCGCCCAGCCGCGAAGCGAAGCGAAGCCCCAGCCAGGCTGGAGCTGCCGAGGTCACTAAACCCAGGCAGCCACTACCCAGACCTGCCGTTCTGAGAAAGGAGAGGCACAAAATGACCAGCCGAACCGACTACGAATTCGCAGCCGACATCCTACGCTCTGCCTTGGTACATCAGGACCTCCGCCATCCGATCGGCTCACTACACCGGGCCTTCGAGGACCTCTCAGGCGCCCCAGGCCATGTCAACTTCGCAGCAGGAACCCAACCAAGGGGCCTGCTGCTCGCAAAGCGCTGCCTCCGCGAGGCTCTATCTCGACATCCCACCGCTCAGGACCTGAGCACGGCCTCCGCAGCCGAAACAACAGTCTCCTGGCTCTACGAGACGGCCATCACAATCGCCGAGTGCGAAGCGAAGCGCTAACCCAAGTGACACGCCGCTACGGCCGCCAGGTCCAGCCCTACCGGCTCGGCCTGGCGGCCTCCACGCTACGAGCCCTCAACGCGCTCGTGCCAAGTGGTCACCGCGCCGAGTTCTGCGACGCAGCCATCCGGCGAGCCCTGGGCCAACGCGCAGCTGCGCTCGGCGCCGGCACGCTGCCAGGCGAAGCGCTCAGCGCCATCGCCCAGACGCTCAGAGACGCAGCGGAGCAGCTCGATCGACACGCGAAGAAATGGGGAGAAGCGCCATGATCGGCGACCCGCTACTACCTAACCGATGGTCACTCACCGGCGGAATCCACAACCCCAACCTGCCGAAGACAACCCGCGTCACCAGTAGCAACGAATCCTGGGTCTACATCGCCCACGACGCCCAACGCCGAACAATCCGACTCTCACGCACCGCCTTCCTCAGCTTCTACTACCAGCCCGAGACAGCCTAAAATCGAACCATGGCCACAGCGCGCGATCTCGGGCTCCGCCGAGCCCTCACCGACATCGAGATCTACAGCCGCCACGTGCTCCAGGTCCCGCTCCGCCCCTACCAGCTGGAGCCCGCCCGCGCGATCCTCGACTCCGTGCTCCACCGCCGCGGCCTCACGTTCACCGTGATGATGAGTCGCCAGGCCGGCAAGAACGAGCTGAGCGCCCACCTGGAGAGCTACCTCCTAACCCTGTTCCAGCGGCGCGGCGGCTCCATCGTCAAGGTCGCGCCCACCTTCCGCCCCCAGCTCGTCAACTCAATGCTGCGCCTCGAATCCTTGCTCAGCTCCAACGAGCTGACCCGTGAGAACTGGGCCACCTCGCAGGGCTACATGATGGCCGTCGGCCGAGCTCGCGCGTTCTATTTCAGCGCAGCCCCCGACTCATCGATCGTCGGCGCCACCGCCAGCCTCCTCCTCGAGGTGGACGAAGCGCAGGACGTCCTCGAGGACAAATACCTAAAGGACGTCCGGCCGATGGGAGCCGCCACCAACGTCACCACGGTGCTCTACGGCACCGCATGGACCGCCGACACACTCCTCGAGCGAACGCGCCACAGAGCCCTAGCCCTCGAAGCCGCAGACGGGATCCGCCGCGACTTTCGCTACCCTTGGGACAACGTCGCGGAGCACAACCCGGACTATGGGCGCTTCGTAGCGGCCGAGATCGCGCGCCAGGGCGCCAGCCACCCGCTCATACGCACGCAGTACCTCCTGGACGCCCTGGAGGGCTCAGGACAGCTCCTGAGCCCTGCTCAGCTCGCCCAGCTGGCAGGAGACCACAAGCGCGAGCAGAAGCCTGAGACGACCGCCACGTACATCGCCGCGGTGGACATCGCGGGCGAGGACGAGGAGGCTGAGGACGCGGTGCTCCGGTCGCTGAAACCCCGCCAGGACTCAACCGCCGTAACCATCGCACGCCTCGAGTGGCGACGCGACTACCGAGCCGCGGAGCCGTTTATCAGCGTAGTCGAACAGTACTGGTGGACGGGCCGCAAGCACCGCGAGCTACTCCCCCAGCTGGTGGACTTACTCAGAAACGTCTGGAAGGTCCGAAGCGTGGTCGTCGACGCGACGGGCATCGGCGCAGGCGTAGCCAGCTTCCTGCAGGGCGCCCTCGGCGAGCGCTGCGTACCCTTCATCTTCACTAACCCGAGCAAGAGCGCACTCGGCTACCAGCTGCTCACGGCCGTAAACGCCGGACGGCTGAAGCTCTACGCCGACGACCAGTCGCCGGAGGCCTCCGAGACATGGAGCGAGCTCCACAACGCCCAGAGCCACCTGCGGGCCAACCAGATGATGACATGGGAAGTACCAGCTACCCTAGGACATGACGATCTGTTAATCTCGCTGGCGTTGGCAGTCGAGGCCGCAAACTACGCCCAGCCACGCGCAGCCGTCGGCTCAGCACCGGAGCGGAAGTAACATGGCCATCTTCCCATGGAGCCCCCCGCGCGCCCTACAGAGTCAGAGCAGCCCCCTAGCGCAGCTCAGGGCCAGGGACAGCGCCAGGCTCAGCCACTACCGCGACCTCTGGGAGTTCTACTCGAACAAGCACTACCAAGCCCGCCGCGGCAGAACCAACCTGCAAATGAACTACGCCCGCGCGATCGTGGACAAAGGCCTCGGCTACCTGTTCGCCAGGGGAATCACCTTCTCGGTAGAAGCCAATCAGACCACCGAGGACGCCCTGGCAGACTACGTCCGCACCACACGCCTACTCCGCACGCTCCTACAGGCCGGGACCAACGCCAGCGTCCTCGGAGACGCCGTGCTGAAGGTCTTCCTCAGCGCCCAGGGACGCCTCAGAGTGCTGAACATTGATCCATCCAATGTCTTCCCGAGCTACGCCGGAGACGACCCCGAGGAGCTGCTGTCCCTGTCCGTCGCATCGACGCTCAGCCCCGCGGAGGCCGCAACGCGCTACGGCGCTCAGGCCAGCCGCAACGCGGAGCTGCTGGAGACCTGGACGCCCACGAGCTACCGCCTGGAGCTGTCCGGTGAGGTCCTAAGCGACGCGCCGAACCCCTACGGCTTCATCCCCTTCATCCACGTGGCGAACCTGGCACCCCCAGGGTCCGTTTGGGGTCAATCCGACCTCGAGGACGTAATCCCCTTGAACCGCGAGCTCGACCTGCGGATGAGCGACCAGGCGGACGTAATCCGCTACCACGCCGACCCGCCCGTCATTTTCACAGGAGTCGAAGAGCATTCAGCGCTCCCGGTCGGCCCAGGCACGGTTTGGGACGTCCCACGCGACGCCAAAGTGTCGCTGCTCGAGTGGACCGGACAGACACCAGCCGTCGACGCGCACCTAGCAAGAGTCATGACCGCCCTGCACGACCTCAGCGAGAGCCCACGCACCACATTCGGAGAAACCTCCCAGGCCTTCAGCGGCGTGGCACTGGAGGCGCAGAGCCAGCCCATAGTGCAAAGGACGCTCAGGAAACGAATCGTATGGGAGCCCGCGCTCGAGAGAATCGCTGAATACCTGCTACGCCTGGCCGAGCAATTTGGCTTGCAGCCCGATCGCAGAACGACGTTTTTCCCATACCTCGCCGAGGTCATCTGGGCACCCATGCTACCAATCGACGACGCAGCCCAAGCTAACCGCGAGCTCGCGTTAGTAGCAGGCGGATTGAAAGCCCCGACTACAGCCATGGGGGAGCTGGGCGAGCTCGACCCGGACGCCGAGTTGGCCCTGGCCATCACGCAACGCGAGCAGCTCGGGCTCAACGCAGCCACACCAGCCGAGCGCGGCACCCAGTTCGCCACGACACCGTGACCATCCGCAGCGGCCTGCGCCAATCCATCCGCGACGAATTAAACGACAACGCCGCCGTCAAGCTCTGGACCGACGCGCTCCTAAACACCTACATCAACGAGGCCATCCGCGCCTACTCGCGCGAGCTGCCCAAGGAGGCTTCCGCCCAGATCACCGTCGTCGCCGACCAAAAGGCCTACGCCCTCCCATCCGATTTCGACCGCGCCATCCGCGTCGAGCAGCCCGACGACACCATCCGCGTCTACGACCCGAACGAGCGCAGCTCCTACGGCTACCGCATCTTCGCGTCCCAACTCATCCTCGACCCGGCGCCCACACAGGTCGGTGCCAGCCAGGACGTCACCCTGGGCTACCTCGCCCGCTACGCCGAGCCCTCCGCAGACGGCTCCACCATCGAGGTCCCCGCTTCTGACGACGACGTCCTCATCCGCCTGGCCTGTGCCATGGCCCTCCAGTGGATCTCCACCGACGAGGCCAAGCGCCAGCGCTTCGAGCGCTCCCGCGGCGCCTCAGCGATGTCCATGGCCGGCGCCTACGACGCCGACGCCCGCCGCATCCTAAACCTCCGGAAACGTCGCGTCAGGACATCCGCCCTCACCTCGCTCGGCTCCAGCCCCGCCGGCCCGGGCGTGGTCCTCGAATCCTCAGATCCAGGGCCCTGAGCCATGACCCTCCCTGCGAACGTCAACGATCGCAACTTCCAGCGCTACAAAGACTCTGTTTCCGTCCCGGGGCAGCCCGGCGTCGTCGTCCTCAACCCCGACGGGACCTCCCTCGCCGCGGGCGGTGGAACCTCCATGCTCGACGATGCCGCATTCACCCCAGGCGGCAGCTCCGTTACCCCCGCGGGGTTCCTCGGCGACGACACCGCACCCGACCCCATCGACGAAGGAGACATTGGCGCCGCCAGGATGCGCCGAACCACCAGGGCCCAGTACGTCGAGCCAGTGGACCAGTCGGGCGACTCGATGGGTGACGACGCCAATAACGCGCTCCGTGTCAACATCGTGGCCGGCGCCGGCTCCGGGGGCACCGCCCAGGCCGACGAGTCCGCCTTCACCGAAGGAACCACCCAGTTCACCCCCGTCGGCGGGGTCCTGAACGACACCATCGCCAGCGACCCCACCGAGGACCAGGCCGCCGCCGTCCGCATCACTCCCAAGCGCGCCATCCACGTCAACCTCCGCGACCAGACAGGCGCCGAGGTCTCCGTCGGGGGAGGAACCCAGTACGACGAAGACTCCGTCCACGTCACCGGCGACAAGGTCACCATGGCCGGCGTAGTCCAACAGACCGCCGACGCCGCCCTCGCCGCCAACGGCGATCGCGCCGTCATGCAGGTGGACGAGACAGGCTTCCTCAAGGTCAACGTGAAGGCTGGTGGCGCAGGGGGGACCCAGTACGACGAAGACACCCCCTCCGCCGCGGCTGAGAAGCTCACCATGGCAGGTGTCGTCCGGAAGGACACCGCCGCGACCCTCGTCGATCTCGACGGAGACCGGACCGAGCTCCAGGTTGACGCGACAGGCCTGCTCCGAGCGCGAGTAGATGCCGCCCTCCCCGCTGGTGGAAACAACATCGGTGACGTCGACGTCCTCACCCTCCCCGCGGATCCCCTCGGCGCGAACGCCGACGCCATCGTCGCAGCAGGCGCAGCAGGCTCGATCTCCGCCAAGCTCCGCCGGGTCACCCAGGGCCTCGAGGACCTCAAAACCCTCATCGTCCTGGCTGCGGGCTCCGCTCTCATCGGCAAGGTGCAGCTGCGTAACCCAGGAAACACCGTGGACCTGGGCGACGCCACCAACCCCGTGCGCACCGACCCAACGGGCACGACAACGCAGCCCGTGTCCGACGCTGGCGGATCGCTCACCGTCGATGCCGTCGACCTCGACATCCGCAACCTCGCCACCGGCCAGGACAAGGTCGATGTACGGGTCCGCAACGCCGCGGACGCCGCCTTCATCGAGCCAGCCACCGACCGGGCGACCGCCGCGGCGCCAGGCTCAGCCCGCCTGTCCGATGGAGCCGCCTTCTACGACGCCACCAAGACCGGCCAGCTCCCAACAGCCCTCGTCGGAGGCCGCCTGGACGTGGTCGTCGGCGCCGCACTGCCCACCGGCGGGAACAACATCGGCGACGTGGACGTGCTCACCCTGCCCGCCCTCCCCGCCGGCGACAACAACATCGGAAACGTCGACGTCCTCACCATGCCCACAGGAGCCAGCGCCGCCCAGGTCCAGGGTACGGTTGCCCACGACGCCGCCGCGGCCCAGAACCCTGTCCTGCAGGGCGCCTACGCCGAGACGCCCGACGACTCCGCCCCAGGAAACCAGGTCTCCGCCGAGGCCGACGCCGTCAGGCTCGCCGCCGATCGGGACGGTGCCCTCTACACCCACCCCCACCCGCCCCGCATCTGGCACGTCTCGGCCGAACACACCGCACAGCAGACCGATACCACCGTCAAAGCCGCCCCGGGCGCAGGCCTCTCCCTCTACATCACGGGCATCTACCTGGCCGTCAACGCCGCCGTAAACGTCACCCTCGAGGAGGGCACGACAGTTCTAAAGTGGAAGTACTACGCCGCGGCCCAGGGCGACGGCGCCTCGGTCAATTTCACTGTCCCAATTAAGCTCACCGCGAATACGGCCCTTACCGTCACGACCTCGGGTGCGATCACCCTCACCCTCGTCGTCACCGGCTACACAGCCCCATGACCCTCCAAGACATGGAGTCCGAGATCACCAGCCTCATGGTCAACGTCCAGCAGCTCCAGAACCGGGTTCACGAGCTCGAGGAGCAGATGGACACGTTCATCCTGACCCCCTGGTGGAAGCGACTGCTCTTCGCTACAGGCGGCTGGTCGCTCCACCAGCTCCAGGAGCGGCCCCAGTGGCGCCCGTGGCACCGCTGGACACGGAGACGCTTCGATGGCTAGCGGCGCGCAGTGGTTCCTTCGGATCACGACTCCTCACGTCGTCCCCGTCGCGGGGAATCAGTACCGACTCGGGCGACTAACGCGGGGCGCCGCACTCACGGTCGGCACAACCGACACCGTCGCCGGCCCCACATCAGGCGTCCAGGTCACCGAGACGGTAGCTGCCGATGAGGAGCTCGCATGGTTCACCCCGCCCCTTTCTGCGATCACGATCTCCGGCACCGTCACCTTCAACGTCTGGATGGCCGAGAACAACATGTCCGCCAACGTGTGCGCACGAGTCAGGGTCGAGCGCTGCGACCGCTACGGAGCCGTGATCTCGACCATCGTCAACGCACAGAACGGCACGACCGAAATCCCAGTCACCACCCGCTCTGCGCAGAACTGGACCGCCACTCCCACGTCTACCACCCTCGCCGATGGTGACCGGCTCAAGATCACCGTGTGGGGCGACGATGCCGCCTCCAACATGGGTTCTGGATTCACCTTCACCCTTGGCTACAACGGAGCTACAGGGGCGGCAGACGGCGATTCCTACGTCACGTTCGCCGAAACCCTCGTCGAGCGCGTAGAGCTCACCGAGACACTCACCGCCTTCTGGAAGATGGAGGAGGCCAGCGGCGACCGCGAAGATTGCTTCAGCGCCTTTGACCTCACCGACGGCAACACCGTCGGCCAGAACACAGGCCAGATTGGCAACGCCGCCGACCTCGTCCGAGCCAACTCTGAATACCTACTCTCAACCGCCGCTGGACTCGACCTCTCAAGTACTACTCATTGGTCGTTCTGTGCATGGGTCCGTCCAACGGGGGGCTTCGCTGGCTACTACACGATTCTCGGAAGCGGCGTAGGCGGCAACCAAAAGCGCTATCTCCTCCTGGAGGACGTAACCGGCAAGTTCTTCCGCTTCGACGCCGCCGATTTCGGCGCAGTCACGGGCGATGCTTGGCACTTCCTGGTCTATGTGTTCGTCTCTGGCGGCACAGATACGGGGTTCGAGCTTGGTTATCGAGACAACGTGCTTGGCGGAAGCCGCAACGGTGCCATCCCGACCCCAGTCAACGGCAACGTCTTCGTCGGAGCTGCGAGCTCCACAGCTCATCATTTCAACGGCCGCATCGACGCGGTAGGCCACTGGATCGGCCGCGCCCTCTCCGAAGTCGAGGTTGAGGACCTCTGGAACAGCGGCGCCGGCAAAGAGGTTTGCGCAGCCCCACCCGGCGGCGCCCACAAGGGCCTGCACCTGCTGGGCGTCGGCCACTAAGGAGAGCAACATGGACCCCCTGCCCCTCATCGCCATCATCATCCTCACCGGAGCCCTGGGCACCGTCTTAGGCGCCGCGCTCGACATCTGGCGCTACCAGAAGCAGCGGCGCAGCGAGTCACCCTGGCCGCCTCGCCCGGAGGGGCCAAGCAGCCACGTCCATACCTTTCGGTTCAGCAGCTCGGAGAACGTCGCCGACATGCACGTCAACGTCTACCGGTGCATCGACTGCCCAGAGATCGAGCGCTGGGTTACACCACCTTGACCTAAGACACCGCGCCCCAGGCGCCCGGAGATCCCGGCCGATCGCACCGATTTCTCCCTCAGATGTAGTAGAACAACCCCGACAACGCGACCAGAAGAAAGGAGCCAGCCCATGCCAGGCGACATCGACACCGGAGCCACCGTCGAGGGAACCCCGCCCCCGGCCCCACCGGACACGCCTGCCCCGCCGCAGGGGCCAACCCCGCCCCAGAACGGCCAGGAGGCCCCCAGCGCCGAGCTGGAGGCCCTCCGCGCCCAGGTGGCCACCGCTACCGCCGAACGCGACGCCGCTGCCGCTGCGGCCGCGCAGAGCACCCAGGAGCTCCAGACCCGCCTCAGCTTGGCCGAGCAGCGCCACATCGAATCACACCGCCGCGCCCTCCTCGCGGAGCACCGCGGCCACGTCGTCGAGGAGCTCGTCGCAGGCGCCACCGTCGAAGAGATCGAGGCCTCGATCTCCATGGCCACAGCAGCCCACGCCCGCATCGTCGAATCCGTGCGCGCCCAGGTCCTCGCCGAGCACCCAGCGATCCCCGCTGTGCCCGCAGGCGCCTCGCCCAGGGCCCAGCCCAACCCCGACGAGCTCTCCCCCATCCAGAAGCTCACCATGGCCCTCACGAGGAACGGCTCATAGCTATCAGCTGTCAGCCATCAGGAGACGAGGACGCGCGTCTCCGTCCGCTGAAAGCTGAAAGCTGAAAGCTGAACGACTGAAAGGAGTTCGTAAATGGCCCTGACGCTCGCAGAAAGCGCCAAGCTCTCCCTCGACATGCTCCAGCGGGGCGTGATCGAGACCATCATCGAGGACAGCCCCGTCCTCGACTTCCTGCCCTTCATCACCGTCGAGGGAAACTCCTTCAAGTACAACCAGGAGAACACCCTCGGCGGCGCGTCCTTCTTCGCCGTCAACGCCGTCTGGACCGAAGGTACGGCCACCTTCACCCAGAAAACCTCGAACCTGGCCATCCTCGGCGGAGACGCCGACGTCGACAACTTCATCCAGCGATCGCGCTCCAACATCCAGGACCAGCGCGCCATTCAAACCCAGCTCAAGGCCAAGTCCGTCGCCCGCAAGTGGGAGGACACCGTCATCGTCGGCGACGTGGCCGTGGACGCCAACAGCTTCGATGGGCTGCGGGTCCTCGCCGTGGCCGCCCAGGAGATCACCATGGGCGTAAACGGCGGCGCCCTCACCCTCGCCAAGCTCGACGAGCTCATCGACCTCGTCAAGGGCGGCAAGCCCCAGATCCTGCTCATGTCCCGCCGCAGCCGCCGCAAGCTCAAGGCGCTCTTGACCGCCTCAGCCCACTACGTCGAGTCCGGAACCACCGCCTTCGGCCGCCAGGTCATGTTCTACGACGGCATTCCCGTGCTCATCTCCGACTTCCAGCCCGACACGGAGACGGAGGGAACGGAGACGGCCGCCAGCTCCATCTACGCCATTCAATTCAGCGAGTCCGACGGGCTCGTCGGCATCCAGAACGGCGGCATCGAGGCCGTCGACGTCGGCCAGCTCGAGACCAAGGACGCCCAGCGCGTCCGCATCCGCTGGTACGTCTCCCTCGCCCTGCTCAGGGACTCCGCCCTGGCCAGGCTCCGCGGCATCAACGCTTCCTAATTTCCGGCCTCAGCTGAGGTCCCAAAAGGAGAAGTCATGGCCCTACCCACGATCACCCAGGCCGACGGCATCACTCGCCTTACCCTGAAAACCACCGTGTCCGCCAACGTCGGCGACCTCATCGGCCACGACGGCACCGACTGGGTCCTCGCCGATGCCGACGCTCGGATCCCCGCCAGCTACATCGCGATGGAATCCGTAGCAGCGGGCGGCTCCGTCCAGGTCGCCAGCTCCGGCACCCTGCTCGATACCGACGCGCCGTACACCGCGGGCGCCGACCAGTACCTCACCGGCACCGCCGGTGGCCACGGCGCCATCCCCACCCTCGGCGCCACCCTAAGCATCGTGCAGCGCCTCGGCCGAGCCGTCAGCACCTCCGAATTCGCGTTCGACCTCGCCCACAGACCGCCCCTCGTCCTGCGCGCCACCGCATCGGTGAACCCGGCCAGCCTCGCCACCGACGTCGCGGGAAACACCGCCGTCACCATCACAGGCATCGCCGCAAACGACGTCATCACCCCCATCCCCCCCGCCGCCCTGGAGAACCTCCACGTTCAGAGCGCCATCGCCTCCACCGACACAGTCACCGTCAGGCTGGGCAATGCCACCGCCGGCACCATCGACGCCGCCTCAGCCACCTGGACCTTCTACGCCAGCCGCTACTAACACGGGAGAAGCACCCATGAGCAGCAGGAGCTACCTCACCCACAACGGCACCATCATCGAGGTGTCCGACGAGCTCGTCAGTCCCAGCGTAGCCCGCTTTGGCCCAGGACCCGAAGGCTTCCGCTGCGGCAGCTGCGCCAATCTCAGCGCTATCGAGATCGACCAGCCCCACGGCCAGGGGCACCAGACCATCTACTACTGCTGCATCGACGGCCAGGCCCGGCGCGTCACCTGGCCAGCCTGTGATCGGTTCGTCGAGGCCCCGCTCGCCAGCACGACCGCATCCCCATGAACAGCCTCCAGGAGGCCTCGGACGGACCTCCTTCCCCGTCCGAGCCCTCCTCTCGCTGCGCCTGCAAGGGCTGCTACTACTGCGTCTGCTGCTCGAGCAGCGACGCGTCGCTGGAGGTCCGGAGCGACACGTTGCTAGCGGATCCCAACGACGCGCGCCTCACGCCGACGAACTCTCGCCGTCCTCTAATAACCCCCTGACACACCATGTCCCGAGAGAACATCAGCAATACCCTGCTCGTCTCCATCATCCTGCTCCTGATCCTTGACACCTGCACCTCACGGATCTCCAGCGCGGGGCTCAGCGCCTGGACCCGTGACGACGCGGTCAGCGCCGTGATCGCCGCGGCCGACGAACACCACCTCAGTCGCGCCGAGGTCCTCTGCATTACCTGGCTCGAGGCCCACTGGGACCCAGCTGCCAGGGGCGATAGCGGCCGCGCCCACGGGCTCGCGCAGCTCCGAGAAGACGGCAAGGCTCCAGCGTTCCGCGCTGCCGGCTACACCGACCCCGACAATCCGTACCAGGCAGCCCAGTTTCTCGCCCAGCAGCTGAGCCTGGGCGCGGGGCCACACCACTGGGCCAGGTCCTGGAGGCTCTGCAATGGATGAGCCATGCACCGTCTGCGCCCAGCTGCTCGACTGGTGCGACACGATGGCTCTGGCCTGCCACCCAAAGCGACGCTCCCAAGCGCTGAGCGCCTTACCGATCGCCAATGTGATCAACGACGCCCACGCCGAAGGCAAAGTCGCAGGGCTCCGCCTCGCCGCGGCCGAGCTCCGCCACCTGACCGAAGCTCGTGCCACGCGGTCGTAAGCCGGCCAGGCCGCCAGACCCAGCCCAGCTCTACGCCGAGGGGCTCAACGAAGACGAGCTGACCGCCCTCGCGATCGCATCCACCCTCGAGGGCGTCGACGCCGAGCTCGCAATCCTAAGAGTGCTGATCCGTCGCGTAATCGTAGAGGGAGATGTTGACACCGTCCGCCGCGCCATGCTCGCCCTGAGCCAGCTGCTCATGGTCAAGCGCAAGCTCTCAACCGGCGAGGTGGGCGAGCTGCAGGGCAGCCTCAACCGCGTCCTGGACACGCTAGGCGAAGAACTGGGGACAGGAAAGCTATGATTCATTGGGCGGCCGGCCACACCAGGCCTGAGAGACGGGTAACGCGGGCACTTGCGCCGGGCCACAGACCGGGGACCACCGATCGACAGCAGCCCGCGGGCCGCCCAACCTAGCCCATGGCCACCTACCACGTAACCCTCGACGGCCAGGGCTACATGCTCGACCTCGGAAGCTACCGGAAGTCAGTCGGGTCGCTCGTCGCCCCCAAAAGTCGCGCCGGCGATCTCGGCTATTCCGACTTCACCGCGGTGTCCGTCTGGGCGCAGGAGAACTGGCAGGGAGGGGTTGGCTTCGAGAACTACGAAGCCGTCCCGGGCAATCAGTACAACAGCGGCATCTTTATCGATTCGTCGCTTGGAGATCTCCGCGTCGGCCCATTCCTGTCCTCGGTCCATGTCCCAGCCTCGGTCACCGACCTCTACCGCCTCGCCGTCTACGCGGGCCGCGCCTACTGCTGGCGAGCCGATGGCGTCAACGTCTACGGCTCGACCGACGGCATCACCTGGGCCTCAGACTACGCACCCGGCACCGTCACGAGCTGGCGAGGCGGCGGCCTGTTCGACAACCTGATCCTCGTCGGCTCAGGCAATAACGGCGAGGTCCACCGCTACAACGGCACCGCCTGGGCCCTCTGGGGCACCGTCGGCGGCTCCCCAACCCAGATCGGCGCCATCAAAGAGTTCTGGCGCAGCTACGCGCTCCGCCTCGCCTACCTCGGCGTCACCAAAACAAACGGCCGCGCATCCCTCTACTCCGCAAGCATCGTCCCAGCCTTCCTCGAGATCGCCGAGACCCCCTACGACCGCATCGAGGCCCTCGAAGTCTTCAACGATCAGCTCTGGATCGGAACCATCTCCGA